ACATCTATGAAACTAGCGCTCTCTTGAAAGATTATCTTCTGAACATTAATATACTCTACCGGCTCTGCCGCAACAGACTTGCATCCGAACATCTTTCGCAAGTAAGAATCCTGAGCTGAGTCCGCAGCATCTACAAATTGTAATATCTGCCTTGGATCAACGTCTACTATCTGAACAGATTCGTCTACACCTGCGCAAGCTAGCGGACACGGCTTACTACACTTTGCATTCCGGCACACCGCTTTAAGTCGAGTAGGGATAGTGTATACCTTAGGTTCTGCACCTACTACACTCATCTTATGTAGCTTTACCCAGGTATTTAAGTGCTCTGTAAACTCACTCTTTACCAAGGATAAATCCGGAGCCTCAACATTATCTTCAGCTGATTGAACTTCCTCGACGGATTTAATATACGACTCTATTGGAGCAGCACCGTACTCTACGTAGTAATCTGAGTAGTCTTTAGTAGGTAACTCCACTACATGAATGCTCTTTGCGATAGTTCTGAGCATATTTATATAGTTCTTTACATTACGCTTACCTACTGTATCCGTATCCAACATTAAATAAACATTCTTTGCCTTAAACAGCATTAGTTCTTCTGTTGGAATGGCGCTTCCACCTGTACCCGTAACTGCATTTAAACCTTGCGACCTAGCAGCTAAGCAATCTTTCTCGCCTTCTACAACATAGATAGTATCTTGCTCGAAAGCCTCGTATGGAAAGTATCTCTTGCTGCCTAGACCACGAAGGTTTATACACTTCGCATTATTACTGCCTTCCAAGCGTCTATGTGGCGGTAAATACTTACGTATATTAACGTATTGTCCTGTCCTAGACTTTATCGGAATAGTGATTCTGCAATCGTCAATTCCAAGCTTAAACTCGTCTATGACCTCTCTAGAAATACCTGCACTCTGAAGGTACTCTACCTCTCTAGGTTTTTCTAGTAATTTCTTATGGTAAGCTTCGATCTGCTCCTCCGTGGGAAAGGGTAACGTACCTTTCTTCTCCCATTGCATAAAAGCTTTCTTAGCTATGTCTAAGGGAACATCGTAGTAGTAGTGTATAAACTCTTTCTCCGCGCCGCCTTTACCGCAACCGTGGCAATACCATTCCCCTGTTTCAGTATTTACAGTGAAAGATGCTGTGTCTTCCACATGTAACGGACATTTTGCATATATCTGAGTATCCCCAGACTTGTGTTCAAAAGTTACAAATTGCTCGTAAAACATATAGCCTCCTTAAATAAATGCAGAGGAGCAGCGTATACTGCCCCTCTAGCTGCAGAACTTATTTAAGGATCTTTGCGATACGATTTAAAATACGGTTGTCATACTCATCCTGTATAACCTTAGCTTTTACACTCGAACCTACTAGATCCTGAACATCCATCTCTACAATCTCGCTTGTATCGATTCCTAATGCATCGAACAGCTCCTTCAACTTAAACAGACACTTATCGATGAGGACGTAGTTCTCCCATATCTTACGTCCATCTGTGGAAAACTCAACTGTAAGCATCGGGTTACCGCTTGACGCAACCTTCTCTTCAACTTTTGTAATCTCGAGCTCGTATATACCTTCCTCTAACGGCTCCAAAGATTTTACAGAACTAAAATCCAAATTTAACATAATACTCCTTCGAGGTCATCCTCTACCATACTAGGCTTGGTCAGCTCTAATTTATGAGCAACTTTGTACTTAACTAGGATAGTTGCTCAATCATTCCCGTCTGCTTTATCTCCGAATTATACAGATTAGACGTAGCTGCGCGCGTGCTTCGGAGGTCTGGTGCCGAGAGCAGGAATCGAACCTGCAATACCTACTACTTTCTCCTGAGCGGGAAGTCTTGCTCAGGCGTGGCCACGTAGTACCTCTACCATTGGATCATCTCGGCATATATGGAACGTATTGCAGCGAGAGGTGAAAGTATTTTTAAGGAAGGAAACACTACGAAATATTACTGCAATACGTTCTCTGGTGCAGATAACGGGACTTGAACCCGTACGATATTTCTATCAATGGATTTTAAGTCCATTGCGTCTGCCAATTCCGCCATATCTGCATATAACCTGCACTCCTTATTTAATGTGTCGAGTGCACAAACACATGGTCGAGATAACAGGACTCGAACCTGTACTAATTAGATCCTAAATCTAATGCCTCTGCCAATTGGGCTACATCTCGATAATGTTGAGCCAAAGGACTTTCACCTTTGGGAACAATGGTTGGGTTTGCACTGCAGTTGCTTACCAACAGTCTTTCGTTGCCCACATGACAATCCAGGTGACTAGCCTCTCAACAAATTAGATGGTTACATTGTTTTTTCATATCAACAAATTAGATGGTTATAAGGACTCAAACCTTATGTCTGCACGTTTTCCCGTGCTATGCGATTCCATTACACCAAACCCTCTAAAAATAATTACCTGTACACAGTAATCGTCAATACGGCTCTTTACTCACTACTCAACTATAACTGTCGTCTGTCCGACTGTCAACCGTTCTATACATGTTCCGATTTGCCAACACTGTTTGGTTAGTGTTTACCTCACTTCGGTATACATTTATAAAGTCCGTACTTGTAAGTGATAAATCCACCCAGACTTTGATCGAGATGACTGGATTTGAACCAATGACCTGCGATCTAATTGCTTCGCTGCTCTACCAACTAAGCGTGTACATAAGCTTATGCATTTTCGTATCTACTCTGTCACAAGCGAGACGAATATATGTAATCACCTGGCCAAGGTGTGATTACCATATAAAGTTTGATTTGGTTATCTCTCCATTATCAATTATGATATCCTGCCCTGTCATACTCAAATTAGTTGCAGCTATGAAGCAAATCCACTCTGCAATCTCTTTCGGAGTAGCCCAGCGTTTAAGCAGGGTCTCATCTAAGCACGCTGCATACATATCTCTTGACTGTAAGATGTGATGATTCGCTTCTGTGATTACACCTCCAGGAGAAATGCTATTACACGTAGCTTTATACTTAGCTACCTGTAAGGCTGTATACTTGGTATAAGCTAAAACGCCACCCTTACTCGCAGCATATCTAGGAAATTCAGCTCCAGTATGTGCACTAGTAGACGCAACGTTTACTATTGCCCTAATATAAGGCTGAAATCCGTACTTTTCAGTGCAGTTTATCACACCCGTTAGATTCGTATTTATAGCATCTGCATCTACCTGCGTCCCGGCATTGTTTATAAGAATCTGCACTTGAGATATATCCGGCAAGCTACTCTTCTGAGACACATCTGCTACTACATGTGTGTACCCTGAATGAACCTCTGGCATAGCATCTGACACGTCTATACCTATTACCTCGTAACCAGCATGTAACAGCTGTCTAACTGTAGCAGCTCCAATGCCGTTGCTTGCTCCTGTGACTACAGCCCGCTCAGGAAAACTACTTATTGTCATTATTTACCTCCACGTCTAAATACTCAGATCCAACATTATCACGTTGCCATCTTTTGCACACCTTATAACCAATAGGACTAAAGACAATCTCACACAGTAGTTCTAAGATGCAACCTGTCAACGAACATGTAACACACTGAAGGAATGACCAACCAAAGAACGTATGACTTACAATCAATGCGAAGAGCATATTGTCTACAAACTGAGCTACTAATGTAGATATATATGACCTTAATGCAAAGTCCTTAAAAGTATCTGAAGCTCGCAACTTTCCAATAAGAGCATTTATACCAGCATTCACAACCGAGGAAACTGCAAAAGCTATCGTACTTCCAAGTAGTACGTACCACGTACCTCCTATAGTTGCATCTAAGCTCTGGTTTACCTCAGGAAGTCCATACGTATAAAACTCTCCCCAGTTTCCTGGAATCTTGGATACACCGTAAAACACTAGACACGATACTAAGTTTACAAAAATAGCAAACATAGATATCTTAACAGATGCTTTAGGTCCAAACCGTTTAGTTATCATATCCATGCACAGGAAGCTTAACCACGAAAGAGTGAAGCCACAGTCTAGGGCTAGCCACGAAACTCCAAAATCAATTTCCTTATTAGCCAGCAAGTTCATCAACACTACAGATAGTGTAAATAAAGCGATGACATCGGATGGAACATTTCTTAATAATCTCTGATAATCCTTAATAAACTTCTTCAACATACTTACTCCTTTTATTTTTGTTTTATGAGAGGGTGTCAAGGTATTACAAAACTCTCATTAGTACTATACTGCAAATAACTTTTTAGCAGTAGGATTTACTATCTCCGCGTTTTCACTCAGACGCGTTTTAGCTGGCCACTTACCTTTTGGCTTAGTTGAACCGATGAATCTGCCCTGAATATCTACGTATGTATGTACAACTACATCGAAGTACGCAGGCATCTCTTGAACAAGCTTGCCGTGAATAGCAGGACCGCCTGTAATCTGACCGCTCAACTCGTCTCTAGTCATTGTCTCTTGCATTGTAAAGATCTGATTCACCTTGCAATTGCGTAGAGTTTCTATTGCAAGTTTATTTAAATCCGTCAGTGCACCCCAGTGCTGAATCTGCAAATTTTTTCGAAAATTTAATCCAGTACCAGATATCTGCTCGTTTTTACGAAGCTGTTGAGACATGTACCACTGTATCTCTGACCACGTGTCCCAGATAACCCAATCAAAAGGCTGTTGCACCAGCTCTTGTTTGAAAAAGCTATTCCACGTATCCGGGTCATTCTTGTCCACCAACTTATACGCTGTATCCAAATCTCCGAAAGAGTCAAACGACGTAATAGTGATGTTTTTTCGAGCCTTGGCTAAATCTGCTGCAAATGCAACGGTCTTGAAACCCTTGTCAATATCAATCAAAAGAGTCCTACCGAGCTCGCCAACCGTACCCATCAAATGAGTCTTGCCAGTACCACTAGCTCCGTATACCAGCGCAAAGATGGGGTCCTCACTATTCGAGTAGTGCTCAAAATCTATAACGTTCATATCTTCCCTCCTTTCTGTTTATATTATAATATAAAACTTAAAGAAAATCAAGTGCACTGAAACAAAAATTTTTAGTTTATTATTCAGTACTCTCTTTAATTAACTAACTGCAGGAAATGGATACCTCCAGCCCCGCCTCTCCAGCACAGCGAATTATTCAAATACTCTAGGATTGAACAAAACAGCAGGAGCTACGCCGCTAATGATGCTCGAAAAGCTGATGTCCACTCTGCCGCGAGAGCTGACGCTTCGCACGAGGGAGGAGTCCGGGTCGCAAGCCCAGGGCGTAAGAGTACTCCACCGACCCTTAAAGCGCGGCACGAACTCTCTGTATTTGCGGTAAAGGTCGTACGAGAGGAGGAAAACGTAATCCTCGGCGGTGCCGTAGTCTTTCATACCGTCGTCGGAGGTCAAGTCCGATACAAACGGAAGAAGGTCGCCGCGGTTGAACTGTTCAAGATAGTCTCTATTAAGGTGTTTACGAAGCGAGGAGATGCGCTAGTCGTTTTTACGGCCTTCGTCGAACGGCATTCTCCGCAAAAGCAACTCTGAAACAATGGCAAGCACGCCGCCCTGTTCCTCTCCGAGAACAGTAAACATAACGTCATTATACTCAAATCGATCGCCGGGTTTTGGAATTTTGATTTTGTTCTTTTCCGCCTCCGCTGCAGAGCCTTTTGCTTTGATTTCCTCGGGCGTAAGCTTCCCGGCGAAAGCAAGATCTAAAACTGCACTTGCTCTCTTCTGATTCTCTTCTGCTTCTGCACTTGCAACTATGTCAGAGCAAAGTACCTCAATAGCTTGTAAAATACTGTTATTCACGACTTTTCCTCCTTAATATCTACTCTAATTATCGTACCGCACCTGTACGCAATTACCCCATCCTTCTCTACACGAGACGCAACACCTCTCTGATAAGCTCTACAGCCTTTGCAATCCATTCAGCATCAAGCATTTCTCTCCACCTTCTCATCTAAATGATCAATGTCTCTCTCCTCAAACTCCTCTGAAAACTCCTTAAGTATTTCATCTTTTGAAACGTTACGGTACATATAAGTCTCACACACACCGCGAAACGCGCACATACTGCAGTTAAAGTAGCTTGGAGTAGGAGTTACATCTTCCGACGAAGTTGCTACGTGTTGTATAGCACAGCAAGTACCTAAAAATTTCTCAAAGAAATTTTGCAAATCTTCTTCAGGATACGTGCACAATGTACGCTGATATTTGAAATCTCGCAACAACTTCTTAACTTCGTTGATATAGATACCCCCAAGCTTATACGGAATAGGCTTTGCCTCTGCCGAAGCTCCTGCAGCCCGCCATTCCTCGTACTGCTTAGCATTTAGCTGATCTACATACTGCTGTAATGCCACTGTGTACACCCTTGGCTGCTCGTCCATCCAAAGAAAGCTCGTATCCCTGAAGTTCTTAGCAGTCTTATGCTCAAATCCGAAAATTTTATTCGTAGCTTTCTCGAGCACAATCATATCGATAGATCCGCAAATTTGAATATCTACACCTTCTAAAGGCTGTATCTCAAACTTATGCTCAATGTCTAGTACCTGAAATCTTTCCAAATCTGCTTCAAGCACATTCTTATAGTAACCTGGAATCATCGCTAATAAGCATGTGTCTCCGTCGTTTATCATCTCTCGACGTACCCACTCCATTACCTTATTTAGCTCGCTTCCTAGATATAAAGCGTGCAGTGCTTCGTGGAAAAGTGTTCCAGCATGTAGTGCCGATGAGGGTGCCTTGGCTCTTAGATGATATCTATTTCTGGACGTGAACAGCCACTGCCTTCTACAGTTCTTAAAGGTTTTAACCTCAGAAACGTCAATCTTCATTAACTTCCTCCTTGGAACTAAACGCTGAAGCCAGAAGCATTTTTAAAGAAAATGCTTCTACCTGCTTTTTGTTCATCCAGTCTACAGACATATCTAACGACCTCATTAAACTCAGCAGGATTAAGTACTTTGAATGTTCTGCAATATTCACATCAGTCTGAATATCCAACGCCAAAGATTCATCGGTTTCTCTAACCTTAACTACGATTGCATTTTTCATATTACTCTACCTTTCTGTCTTATAAAATCAGTACTATAGGTACTCTAACAATTAAGCCCGACAATGCCGGGCCTAATTTAAAAATTACTCTGCATCTGCTTCCTGTGCGTCTGCTGTTTCCATAGCTTCAAAGCGCTCTGCAACAGCGTCATCGATAGCGCCAGGACCAATGCCTTTAAGATTCAGCATGCCGTTTGAAATAACCTTAACATCCTGAGAAGCAACTGTACCTTCCGCATCGCTTACCGGAACAATTACGGTGTGAGACTGTGTCTGATATACAATCTTATACACTCTCGGATCCGACTTTAAGCAGATAAACTTTCCAGCATCCTGCTCAAATGTTGAAAACTTTCTCGCAGCTATAGACTTACCGTCTACCTCTATAGTACGGTTAGATGTACCCTTATTAGCACTTCTACGACCGTCCTTTAATTTAAGCTCTTCATCCAGCTCAAGAGCCGCTGCAACTACGCTTTCAAGAGAGTCGTGATTAGTATCCGGCTCCAATCTACGTGTTACGAAACGCTCAATAGCGTCCCAGTTGTAGACCTTTGCGTCGTAGACTTCACCCTCTTTAGGCTGCTTTGCTACGCTGTACAAACGTACCGGGGGTAAATCGAACACCATTGCAATAGCTTTAAGCGTAGGTGTACCCTTTTCCTCCATAATCTGCTGCATTTCGTTAAGTTCTGACATTGTAAAACCTCCAAGTTTTTTTATTTTGTAGCTCTTATCTACATATATATTATATAATATTTTTTTGCAAAGTGCAACTGTTTTTTGAAAAAATTTCAATTTTTTTTTTCTAAAAAACTAATAGCCAGACAATGCATTAAAGCCAAAAAACTTAGCCACGCCTGTCCTTCTCAGACCTTCGACGAATTACCATTCTAGAAGGTAAGCAGTAAGGACACAGTCCTGAATCAGGCCAGTCCTGCAGTTGCACCTCGTGAGTTATTGTATCGGTAACAGGACCATTCGTATCCATTAGCTTTCTAGGTTCGTAGTTATATCTGTACGGATTCTCTGCAAAGTTAGCTACGTTATGAAAGTTCTCCGAATACTTTCGAAGCTGCTTATGAGACTTGATACACAGCTGATCCTCTACTAGCAGTCTAACTTGCTCGTAGGTAATATGTTCGCGCTTCTGCAATCCTTTAGCAGCTATTGTGTACACGTTACTATCAGGTCCATTTAACATCATATAGAATCTGTATAGCACATCTTGAACGCATCTCTTAGTACATCGCTTCATACACTGACCGCAACATCTTAAGTTAGCATTACAGCCACCCAGCTTAAAGGGTACATATCTAGCCAAGTTAAAACGTACATCGACTATATCTTTAACGTCCATACCGTACTGAATGCTAACTTCCTTCAAGTGTAGCAATCCCGGCGCAGATGCATTTAAATGTATCTCTCTTGTAATATACTCGTCTAGACTGTCCTCCAAATGCAACAACCCTTGAGGACATACACACGTAGACATTATCGATACTTCCTCCGTATTACAGCGTTATAATCTGCTTCAATCTGATTCTGTCGCGACTTTACTTCTCGTCGATGTGCACAGTAAGCTTGATAGAGCTTGTAATCTCTACACTTTGCGTGACAGCTTATTGATCTTTCTGTACAATCTTTGCAAGGAGACATCATACCGTTGCCCTCCGTAACACCTGCACATTTTCGTCTATTCCAAATATGAAATTGCAAATATCCCAACCCTTACACTTTCCACAGTTGAAAGATGTAACCGGTTCCTTCACCTCTCTAGCGAAGCGCCACAAATCATCATAGCACGCAGGTTGTATTGTAACAATATCCCCTACCTGTACATCTGCTGCAGGTACTTCCATAATCTCATAATTCTGTATTTGATGATCTGCTGCATACTTTATCAATACCTCTACAGGTTCGTTTGTATTCATTTATATCTCTCCTTATACATTCTATATAACTTTAACGGTCCAATATGCTGAGCTTTACACGCTTTGTATATATCTCGAATATCCTGCTCTACCTGTATAAACTTTTCTTCCTTGGTATAGCCGTATATCAATAGAATCACAGCAGTAAACTCTAGCATTGTCTTAATAATCACTTACCACACCAACCTTTCGGAAAAATACTATCAATACATTCATTGTATCTTTTTGGATCTGACATTGCTAATACACAATATCCGTAATTATCCTGCCAAGGATACCAATGAACGCACTTCTCGCATCTACGACGCGTAATCCCAGCAACACTTCTTCGAAGTAAGTTGCGCAGCTTGTCTTTACTCATCATAGTCATACGCCTCAACGAACAGCTCATCGAAATCAAGCGCTTCTTTAAACTCTTCATAGAAGCTCTCCGGCCCTAAATACATATATTCAAGATACCGAGCATAGTCCTCTGCAGACTTGAAATCGGTCTCCTCAGCGTAATGTCCAGATTCAAAGGATTGCTTTGCAGCTTCAAGTGGATCTTCCAAGTCGTCCTCTGATGCAGATGTGTCCGCGTCTGCACCGTCAATGCCTTGTCTAATTTCTTGAAAATATGTCTTTGCCGCTGCTTTAGGGCCGTCCTGGTAGATATCGCACAGCTCATCTTCCCAGTCAAATTCAAACTCGTAGTTACTTCCATTTGATAACGTTATCTGTACGAAATCACTACCCTGAAACCCTTGAACTGAAGGTTCCTCGAAGAACTCAGCTACATCGTAGTGAGATTCTACTAAGCTTTGCAAGTTATCTGCAAACTCGAACTCATCGCACTCTCTTCGCGAAGAATCGTACCAGTCATCAAAAGTTATATAATCGTCAAAGTCACCTGCACCTTCCATTCTTTTGTAGATAGCAAATACTTGATTGTCAGGCATTTTCGTAACTTTTTGCTTCCAGTTACGCCCATCTCTATATTTAGGGTGATCTATAAGTGCTTCGCGCATTTCATCTATTGACATATACATATTAATACCTCCAAATTAATAATCATTGTGAAAGAATAGTTGTGAAATAAGACGAATAAAGAATGCAATTAAAAAGCATATCACAGATCTCTCCAACCCCCTCTAGCTATGTGTTCAGTAAATAGATCGCAGATGTCAGAGTACAGCGCTTCCTTCTCTGCAACATATTCCAGGTCTTCCTCTGTAGCGTCCTCCGGAAGAAGGTTGCACAGGTAGTCGTAGTCTAAGCTTTCTTTTAGAAACTCTTGTATCTTTTTCAAGGTGCGTATCTTGTACTCAATCATCTTCATTCTCCTTTGACTGTGTAGGTACTGCAATGGAGTCGCGGTAGCAGTAGTTTATCGGGAAATCCGAGTCTTCACCATAGTATCTATTATGGAATTCCATGATTACCAATGCTAGAAAGTTACAGTTACCGCTATCTTCTTTGATGCGTTTCATAAGAGTGAAGATCCTTGCTTCGCATTCTTTTTTAGTCATCTGCATGTCCTCCTTGTGTGCCCTGTTTAGAGATGTGGTTAGTAAGTTTCATGATTTTTTTACTCTTTTTTTTTTAAAATACTTTTTGGTTACTTTGTTATTAGTCGCTAAGACACGAAGACTTTCTCGCTTGTATATATCCAAAAAACATATACGACTAAAAGCTATATATGACTAACAGCACTAATACTCTGTATTTATTTATATTATATTTATTATTATTATAAATTTGAGAAACAAATAGATATATCAGTCATATATGGGTATTAGTCATATAAGATTTTCGGATATAGAGGTCTGGAGAACCCTTTGTGTCTTGCTGACTAATACATTAAGTACTGTATGTACTTATACATTATACACATTCTAGAGTGTGAAGGCTTACTCTGCTTCATCTTCAGTCTGCACTTCTTCCGCAACTACAGTGCGCGGAGTGAAGCTGGGGCCCTTGAAGAGAAATGTTGAGTGCTTCAATACTCTAGGTTCACTTGTACCCTGCAACATAATTACGATGCTGGTTTCGGTCTTGTAGATGACTTCAAAAGGTGTGCTGTTGTTTTCTCTCAAGTACACCAAGCTACCTACAGGGAATTGCGCAATGTCCTTGACCAAGGTTCCACGAGTAGTGTGTGCTTTTGCTTCCATTGTGTCCCAGTCCAGCTGCATTACTTGATCGAGCTTGTCTCTCTTAGAGAGTGTTACGAAGATTGCGTCGTAGTTGGTTGCATCGGGGTCATAAGCTTCACCAGGAATTGGAGCTTTGCTAGCTTTGAGAATTGCGTTGTAGCTTACTTCAAGTTCTTTCGCAACTGTGCGCAAGCTTACTGCGGGATGTTCTTCAAATAAGGTGCGGAGTGTTTCAACGTTCATTTCTGTCTTTTTCATAATAATTTCCTTCCAGCGTAGGTCGCTACCCATTATTTTTTATTTTGTTACCCTTGTTAGGGTTGGTGGGGGGCTTTGAAGAGTACCCCCTAGACTCTTAGTCTTCGTGTAAAGCTTCTTCAACTTTGTTTAAGGTTTCAAGTAACTCTTGAAGGTCTTCAGGGTTTGTGACTTTAAGTTTAAGTTTACCGCGAAGCTGTCCAAGTGTATACCAAAGATTTTCGTTTATAGCGGTCATTGTTTAATTACCTCCCTTTAAGATAGATCTAAGCATATCTACAGCTAGCTCTCCTGCACCAAAAGAATCTTCTAAGTACTCTATAATGGTATTGATATCTGGTATTTCTCCTGTTTGATCTAGTGTTTCTAATAACTCTTTAGTTAAATTGTCCTGTATTTGTTGTGTAGTCATTTTTAATGTCTCCTTTATCTTATGTATATATTATATAATACTTTTACAAAAAGTGCAAGTGTTTTTTTAAACTTTTTTAATTTTTTTTTTTTGTATTTGTTATGTGCCCTTCTTTCTTATTACATATATATTATATACTACTTTTACAGAAAAGGCAACTGTTTTTTGCACTTTTTTGAATTTTTTTTTTCCTAGTAGTGTAGTAATGCCTTAATACATTAATGTGCTAATGCTTTAATGTAGTACTACTATACTACTTTTATGTGCTAAAACGAGGAAGTACCCGCTATACCAAACCCGAATTTTTCACTTAGGAATCTTAGGTACTGCGGGTACTACTTTTACGGATACCTTCTAACCAATTATCCATAAGATATAATTCTGAAGGCAAACCCCCGATGCAGGTTAGAGGGTAGTATACTGAGCTAGAATTGTACCGGTAGCTTTTAGCCATTCCTAGCTGGTGGTAGTACTCGATACAGCTTTTATAGAATTCCGCAGAGGCTGGGGCTTGCCTTAAAAGCCCGAAAAACCACACGCCCATAATGTATATATCCCTGGCGCAACTTTCGGGGGTACCCCGGTACCCGAGCGAGGTGTACTTAGCGTACAGCTTGGAATTCTGTACGATCTGTAGCCATTCAGACCAGTGCTCAGATATAGCTTCTTCGTAGGGACGTATTCCTTGACCTCCAGCGGCTAGCTGCTTATATTTAAGTGTGTTTAACATTCTTTTACCTTCTCCTAAAAATTTTTCTTTTAGTGCACTTGATTTCTCTCTACTTATATTATATAATAAGCATAGAAGAAAATCAAGAGGGTATTTTACCATAGTACTTAATTTTTAGACTAAAGAGAGGAGTAATGCATATGGCATGTCCGGTATGTGTACACGAGAAACGCGCAGAGATTGAGAATGCAATTCTTAATATTGGATCAGAGAACTCTGAGTACACTTTGACAAACATCGCAGAATTATACGGTTTGCAGGAGCAAGATCTTCGAGTACATGCTCTTATGCATAATCCGTTAGGAACAGCTGTCGAGGCTGGAGTTGAGAGAGACTCTTTAGCTAGGCGTTTAAAATTAAAAGAAGCAGATATGTTAAGCGCAGCTGCTAATGAGTATATGGTTACTTTAAAGAACGTTGGCAGAAAAATCAACGCGTTAGCTGCAGAGGGACAGGATCCAGGTGTTCTGTCTAGAATGTTAACTAAGTCCGTAGCAGATTTATATTTAGGCTTAGGTAGCGAGATACGTAGCACAGTAAAAACTCTCGCTGAGTTGGAACTGGAATTAAACGGAGCTGCTAATAGCGGAGCACATGGTCTTGTAGGGCTTGTTGAGGCTTTGAGGAAATCTCATGATTGAGTGGAAAGAGTTCTCACCTAAGGCTCTAGATTTTTTAGAAAATTCACATAGTAGATTGAATATACTCCACGGGTCGGTTAGATCCTCTAAAACCATTAACTGCACTGTGCGCTGGTTGGACTACCTTGCTACAGGTCCGCAAGGGGATTTATGCATGATGGGTAGGACAACCGCGACTTTGCAGCGTAACGTTCTGAATGACCTAAGAGATATTGCTGGAGAGCAAAATTTTAAGTGGGTTAATAAGCAGCAGGGAGAGTTAAATCTCTTTGGAAGACGTGTCTACTGCTTCGGTGCTAATAACGAGGACGCTGAATCTAAGATTCGAGGAGCGACTTTTGCTGGAGCGTACTGCGACGAGGTTACGTTGTATCCTCAAAGCGTGTTTAACCAGCTTATGGCTCGTATGTCGGTTAGAGGTGCTCAATGCTTCTGCAATACTAACCCTGACAATCCGTACCACTGGTTCTATACAGATTATATAATGAATGAGCACATTCAAGATAAACAGGTTTGGAAGTTCCTGATGGAGGATAATCTTTCTCTCGATAGAGATTATATGGAATCCTTGAAGCAGATGTATACCGGTGTATGGTACGAGAGAATGATCTTAGGCAATTGGGTTGCAGCCGAAGGCCGAATATACGATATGTTAGACGAGGATAAGCATTTTATTGATACAGCAGCTTATTTGCAGGAGAAGATTAACGGTGGGTTACATCCGAAAGCTGTAAGATATGTTGTAGCGTGCGACTACGGTACATCTTCAGTTATGACCTGGTCATTTATAGCGGTATTACCTTCAAAGGTTTATTTAAAGCTAGCTGAGTATTATTATGACGCATCTAAGGTAAATAATGTAGGTGTTCAAAATGCTCAGAAAACAGATAGTGAATTTGCAGATATATTTGATAACTGGTGTCGAGAGAATAGACGAAGATTTCAAGTGCCGACTTCGGCCGTTTTCGTAGTATACGTTGACCCGTCTGCGGCGAGCTGGAAGGTAGAGCTTCTACGTAGAGGCTATCGTGTGCAAAACGCTAACAACGATGTTCTTAATGGTATTCGATTTGTATCGTCTTGCCTAAGTTCCGGAAAGTATTTTATAGATTTTTCGTGTAAAAATACGCGTATGGAGTATAGCACATATGTGTGGGATAGTAAAGCAACGCTGAATGGAATAGACAAGCCGTTGAAGACACACGATCATACATGTGACGCGGATAGATATGCGTTATACACTGATAGTTTATATGGAATGAGTGGTGTTTATTAAATGGATTTACAAATAAGAGTCCGAAAACAAGTCTTAACTTGCCGACAGGTTACTATTAGTAATAGTGTTAATTTCATACGAGCATCGTTTCAGTTTGATGATGAGTGGAATGGCACTAAGAAACATGTAATATTTAGCAATGGAGATATTCCTACAATCGAGGTACTGTTAGATGAAAGTCTTTCTTGTATTGTACCGTGGGAGGTTTTGCAAGAAGAAGGAGACTTATACGTTTCTGTTGTCGGAATACGCGGAGATACAACCATTACTACGAAGTTAATGGACGAGCCAGTCAAGGTCTATGCTAGTGGTGAGCTGGGCGGCTCTGATCCTAAGGAGCCCTCTCAAACTATATGGGATCAGATTGGTGCGACGTATCAGATAGAGGGAACTACTGAGGATCCTTTCGATTTCTCGTCTATGGATTCTCTGTTAAAACTGAGGTTCGGTTTAAATGTAGTTAAGGGTGTAATGAAACACGCTCCTGCGGATGATGAGGGTATAACGGAGGGCGACGAACAGCTTGCACAGCTATTTAGTTCATATGTTTTAAATGCTCAGATATCTTCACTAGATATACCTGTTACCGGTGACGCTGTAGAGGCTACACATGTAGATATGGTGTTCTTGACTTCCTTACCTATAGCTGATATGTCTTGGACGAAGAGTGGTACAAGACAGATTACAGGTACAGGTGAGACCGCTGCTACAGAAGACAGCGTAGAACCGTGGACCTCTTTAGGTGTAGTAGACGGAACTGACTATGTAGAATCTATTACACTGGATAATAGTATTGATGAAGATCACCTATCTTTGTCGGCAACAGAGGAGCCTGTAGACCCTGACGATGAATCAGGTCGAAAGCGTATTCAAATTTTGCTTAATACGAAGAACATTGGTAGAAATTCTTCATTAAATACGACAAATAAGCGCACTTTAGTAGAAGCTATAAATGAGGTATTCACAACAGTTTTAGCAACAAACGTGGTGAATGGCCAGCCTAAACTGTGTCTTACAGGTAACGTATTTAATAGATATAATAATCCAACTCAGGATATTCAAGAATCTATAATTACATATGATGACAGTACGTCAATCGCATTTGGAAGTGCTCCAGAGGTATATGGGGAAATACTTCGGACAGGATCTAATGCTGTGGCCGCGGTACGTGCTACATATCTTGGGAATCCAGATACCGTGCTGTTATATGATAGCGGCACAGCCGCACTGTACGAAATAACCTCTCAAGGTGCAACTTATATACGAACATTTCCTACCAAAGTAGACGTACCAGACGGCTCTCTGTGTTGGTCCGCTGGAAGTGCTCCTAAAATTTTCATATTAACACAGCCTACAATTTCTCTCGTAAATAAGGTAAGGAGCTTGGACGTTACTACAGGTGCTGTAAGCGTAATGCCTTTAAGCTTTTACATGTCTGCGCGAGTAGATCCGATGCTTTTTGCAAGATTGTCAGGCGCTGTAGCGGTTTTAGCCTATACGGGTACTGTTGCAAGCAGTCCGGTATGGAGAGTATTTGATTCTAATGGATCAGTATCTCAGGCAACAGCCTTGCCGAATAAAGGAGTAGTTGATTCAGTCTTTTCAAACGGACGAACATACGGTTGGACGGTAGTTTCGGGAGGGCAGCTGAAGTTTTACACAAGTTTCGCGTCTACATTCAGAGAAGAGGCTGGAACCTTGAAACACTCGGAAGCTCAGGACTCTTCGTCAAGGTATTCTAAATTTGCATATAACGAGGATTATACGAAGTTATATCGTTACGTATACAAGTCTGCAAAGTATTACTTAGAAGAGCGAGATGCGACTACTTTCGAAATTTCCGCAGAGCATGTTATAGATGATATCGCGGGAGTGCTGCCAGTGAATTTAACCATAGAAGTTACTTGTCCTGTAGTATTTAATGGACTTTTGATTCCTCGAGCAGCTTCCGAACCTGATAGTAAGCTGCAGTATTTTCAGTTGGAGACGGACAAGTGGGTTCCTAAGTTCTTAAGCTGTCCAGAAGCTAAAACATTGATGGTGTTACCTTCTAGTGCGTACCTGTGTGGAAGCTCTGTAACAGTTATAACTAAAAAGAAGAGATACAATTTAATGTAGGAGGTCTATTATGCAAAAGCGATATCCTTACGAGATTATAAATAAACTACGTTCCGGAGAAAATAACTTACTTATAAGCAAGGTATCTCAGGAAATCGAGCATTTAAAAGAACAGTTTGATGATACAGACTACAAGACAATGAAGAATCTTCAATACGAAGCTATGGGAAAGGATCTGCCATATCCCTGGAAAGATGTATATCAAGCAGCTGAGGAAATCAGAGTACAGATCAGAGAAAAGGAAGCAGAGTTGAAGAATCTATTGCAATTAGAGGAGTAATTATGCTATATAATTTAGATTGGCTGCAAAGAGGAAAGGTTTTTCCTCCGGTAGCTGAGAAGAGTAGAATAGAGCGTTATACTCAAAATGCTGCTTTATTTGACGGAGACCACTTCGAATCTTCAGATTTTAGGCATAGGAATACTTCTCCTGGAAGCTATATAAGTGTATATCAGCAGTGCGCAAGGCGTATTAGCCGCGTTGTGAACAACTTCGAGGATGTTATCTGCTTTCCCGTACTTTTAAATTATCAGAGGCTCATGACATTAAAGATGGCCGATCTGGTGTGTGGTGAGTATCCTAACATAACAGGAGCATCCGCTGATGAGAATAAAAATATTAAGGAAGCTCGAGAATACACAGACTTTGATAGCAAGCTATACACATCTGTTATAGACATTAGTCGCTATGGAGACGCTATTATTCGAATCTATAGAGACGAATTTGGCCAGAATACGTTTACTACGTGGGATCCTAGAGAGTGGTATCCTGTAGTAACACAGGATGGTACTAATACGATTTTAAAGCATTGCTTATGCTGGTTAGAGAATCGGCGACCTGGAGAGACTATTCCAGATTGGTACTTACATGTTCAAATTCATGGTACACAGCCTGCAGACTTAGGCTGGTATGAGTATCGTGTATACAAGATGGATGTAGGCGCTAATACGATCTTAAAGCAGATATCTTCTACAGTTATCCAGACAGGTCTGAAGACTTGTGCAGTAATGCATCTTAAAGCCTTCTCTGTATCTAATAGTATCTATGGATATGACGATTACATGCCTATTGACAGTATTCTTGCTGAGATTATGTCACGTATAGGTCAGATATCAGTAATCCTGGATAAACATGCTGACCCAAATATTACGGGCCCGGTCTCGATGCTTACAGCTAATGAGCGGACTGGAGAGCTGGAGTTAAAGACAGGTAAATTTTTTGCCGTTTCTCCTGGAGAAGAGCAACCGAAGTATATGACTTGGGAAGGACAGCTTAGCGCAGCTTTCAAGCAACTAGAAATGCTGATAAACCAATTATATATTCTCTCTGAAATGGGTGCTGCGTTACTGGGTAGTACAGATGGCGGATCACAGGCAGTTTCTGGAACGGCGATGAGGTTTAAGATGGTCAATCCTTTAGCTAAGGCTCGTAGAATCTCTAACTCATTGACTAGAAACGTAAGAATGCTGTTTAGTGCGCTTAATACGGCTATTCCGTATGAACATGTGTCCGTGCTGTGGGAAGACGGTCTACCCGACGATCCTCGGGAGAACATCGAAACTGCTAAGCTCGCAACAGGTGCAACAAAAATGATGCCCCTTGAGGATGCTATAATGCAGTTCTTCAATAAAACCAACGCTGAGGCACTTACGTGGATAGATAAGATACGTGAGGAGACCAGTGAGAACATGCAGCTAACACAGCAAGCAGAAGGAGACCCTAACAAACCAGGGCCGCAGGACGGCACCGGGATTAACCCTACAAAGAAGGGTTCTGAAACAGGTTTAAAGTCCTTTTCGGGCTTAAACAATAAATAAGCCGACAGGCGTTAAATGGGAGGAATCATATATGCCGAATCTTGGCGAGATTCTTAGAACAAATTTACCTCAGGATGTAATGTCGCAAGTTGAAGACGTCGTAGGTGATGACTTTGATTGGGATGTTGTGCCTCGCACACGTCTTAATAAAGTAATCGCTCAGAGAAACAAATTAGCTGGCAAGTCATCGACGAATTCGCAAATTGACGACGGAGAGGGTGGCGTAGATTTATCTGGCTATGTTAAGAAGGAAGATTCAGATAACCTGTTAGCACAGCAGAAAAAAGACCTCGAAAAAGCTCATAAAGGCGAGGTTTTAAACATACGCAAACAGTATGCAGTGCTGGACAAACTGCGACAGATGGGTGCAGTAGATCCTCAGTTAATTTTAGACAGCGGTCTAATCAAGCTTGATGAGTTAAACTTCGATGAGACCAACAATTTAACAGGGCTTGAGGAGCAAGCTGATCCACTCAAGGAGACGCGAGCTTATCTATTCAAAGCACCGGACCCAGTGCCTTCAGGAACAGGTAAGCACGCAGATGGAACAGGCGGCGAACCCAGCGCCTTAGATGCGCAACTGAATAGCGTGTTTAAAAGTATGGGTGTTCAAATCAATAATACACAGGAGGAATGATTTTTAAATGAGTAATGCACTTTCGAATCTCTACCAGCAGAAAGTAGTGCCCGGGCTTTACCAGCAGTATTTTCAGGGTTTAACTTCTGCATGGATGGAAAACAACGCTATTGGAGTTGAATACACCGGCGGTAAGTATGTAATCATGCACGAGATGGATGTGGACGGTCTTGGTTCTTATGATAGAAACCTTGGCTTTCCCAGGGGCAACATCACGGGCACTGAGAAACAGTATGAGTTGACAATGGACCGTGGTCGTGAGTTTCTTATAGATGCTGCGGATAACGATGAAACCGGATTCTTAGTAAACGGAGCAGCTGTAATGGCTAAGTTCCAGCAGAAGCACGTTATTCCAGAGGTCGACTGCTACCGTTACAGCAAGATTTACAAGGAGGTCAGTACCCAGGCAGCTGCCAATGTAAATGATACTGCAATTACTGCTGCAAATATTACAGATACACTTTTAGAAGATATAGCTAAGATGCGTGATGTTTGCGGAGGTACTCCTTTAGTAATAATCATGTCTGGTATTACCCAGGGATATTTCGGTAAGGATTTTGATCGCAGCTTAGATTACATGCAGTTTGCACGCGGAGAACTCCATACTAAGTTAAAGGCGATCGACGGCAATCCGATACAGATCGTACCGAGCACACGTCTTAAAACTTCGTACGACTATAAGGACGGCGTAACAGCTGGCCAGGAGGCTGGCGGCTTTACCGCTAGTGCAGGTGCAAAGGATATGAAGTGGATTATTACACCTACAACCGCCCCTATTGCTGTAGGTAAAATCGATAAGATGCGCGCCTTCTCGCCGGATGAGTATCAGCAGGCAAACGCTTGGAAAGTAGATTACCGCTTATATCACGATCTGTGGATGACTCCCGAAGCGTGTGAGTTTACCTTGATACGCACAGGGGATATTGCGTAAGAAGGAGGAATCTTAAATGCCTTCAGGTAATAAAGATACTAACACAGCTGCAGCGGCTGGCACAGGTGCAGAGACCCCTGAGGTACCTGTACTTCCAGCTGTACCTGAATACCTTACAGGTAACTTCGTGAAGAAGTATATAGCTGCTTGTTCTAAGGAAACTCAGACGAGGTTCAAGCAGATGTGTGCTCTGCGGGGTATTACGTTTCCGGAGACAGATAACGTCTTACGCACAGAGCAGGTCGAGTTATTTATGGCCGCAATTTAAATTGGACTAGGAGGTGTTTACTTGATTGGATATGTGACTTTAGAAGAAGCCGATGCGTACGTTGAGGCACATTATTTAGAAGTGGAGGATGCTCGAACCAACTGGGAAGATTTGGAAAATGAGAGTAAAGAGATTCTACTTCGAAGGTCCTTTGAAGCCATCGACAATTTAGTGCTCACAGGGCGAAAGACGTTTCCGGATCAAGACACCTCCTTCCCTAGGTATCCATCGGCAGAGGTGCCTATAAGAGTAAAGTATGCACAGATAGAGAATGCTTTGTCCTTATCGGACGCTAGTATTCAAGAGGATACCGCTTTCTATAGTAAGCTTAAGAGCTTTGGCATCACGAGCTATTCTATAGGCAATCTGTCCGAAACTCTTGGTGCATCTTCTGCAGAGGCAGCTTCTGTGAATACTTCACTAACTGCTAAGGGTATTGTCTCCACTAAGGCTCAGCAATACTTATTGCCGTACATTTATGGAGGTTTTAGAATATGAGTCGTATGACAAAGTTCCTAAAACAGCAAACCACGTTGCAGTTAATGCAGAGAACTTCAAAAGGAGAGCCGCAACTTAATGAGTACGGCGAGCCTCTATATCAGTCGCGTGTTACAGTGATTAAATGTCGCAAAGAAATCTCCACACAGGATGTAATAACGTCAGTAGGCGCAGCGAAAAAGAGCGCCACTACGTTTTATCTTGATAATACTACTCCTATAACTATAGGTGATAAGCTAGAGGGTAAGCCAGTCTTAACTGTACAAGAGTACATTAACGCACAGGGATTGTGCGAAGGCTACGAGGTGATGGTGTGAGTTCTGGATTCACCGCAACAACTACAAAGAGCGTTCAAAACGCTAGAAAAAATTTAACTAAATTTTTAAAGGCTATTGACACTGTACCCTTAGATGTTTTAGAGGAAGAGGCCCCTAGAATATATGCTGATGAGGTTGCGCATACACCGTATAGAAGTGGTAAGCTAGAAGCTTCTGTATATTGCAAGGTTTCCCGAGACAAGAGGCGGCCTGGGCTTGTTACCGGCGCCAGTGCAAAAGCCTCTAACGGATATAATTACGCGGGAATACAGCATGAAAATACCACCTTCATTCATCCTGTTAAGGGGTCTGCTTTCTACATTCGTGATCCCTTTAATAGAGGAGTACGGCGCATTAAGTATAAGATATCAAGGAGGCTAAAACACAGTCGATGAAGTTATCAGTCATTCCTGAGTATATCCGAAAGCTTATTTTACGAAGAGTCAAACTCGCAGTATTTGTTGGAGATGTTCCTTCTCTTGCAGAGGAAGGGATTGCCGTAAAAATGCTAGAAGGCAATCCTAACTCGATATACTTTGGAGAGATTCCGAATATGTACGAACCTATGTATCGGATTCTTATTCGAGTAAGAGACTATACGGTAGGTGCAACCTCTGCGCAAGCGGTGAAAGATATTTTAGATGGATATACAGATAAAAACTTGCAAGCATTAACTCTAGTTGGCTCGATTTTATACCTAGGTAGGTCCGAGCAGAAAATGCACGAATTTCAATTAACATTTACAGCAATAATAAAGGAGGAATAATTTATGGCAGCAGAGACTCCCTTTACAGGTTTAACCGCATCAGTAAAAATAGGTCCTAAAGAAACGTCAAAGGTTTTAGCTTATATTTCCGGTGCTGACCTTACCCTTGAAAAAGATATCATTGAGATCTTAGCGTTTGGTATGTCGTATAAAGAAAAGGTTCCTGCGATTAAGGACTGGTCTTTGTCTTTAGACGGTACTGTTGCATTAGCCGCTGACGGTACTCAGAAACAGTTGTACGACGCTTTCGAGAGTGGCGCACCTCTCACTATAGGAATCTATTTAGACACAGAGACCTATTTTGAAGGCACCGGCTACGCCTCGAGCTTTGATATATCTGCAGCTCCTGATGATAAAATCAGCTTAACAGCGGATTTAGCAGGATCGGGTGCAGTTGTATTAAGTCTTAAAGCGTAACGGAGGATGTTATAATGATTAATTTAACTTTAAATGGAAAAGAATACACATTGGCTACAAATTTGCGTGTAGCGTATAATGTGCAGGGGCAGCACAATCATAAGTCCTATATGGAAGTTTTCCAGAATATCGACAATATGACTTTAGAGGAGCAGGTAGGAATTCTGTACGAAGCCGCTAAAGTAGGTACCGATAAGGGCATTATGCCAAATAGGCAAGACTTTTTAGCTGAGTATTTGGACGCGCCGGAAGCTAATATTTCAACGCTGTTGAAGACCTTAAAGCAGATTTTCGAAGGTATCTTAGGCAGAGAAATCAAACTCGACGAGAACAGTTCCGACTCCGAGGGGGAATAACCGAGCCACATTTTCAGACCTGGTCGGAATTGTTTCGACTAGGTGGAAACTGTGGCCTAAAGCCTCAAGAAGTTCTTGACCTAGATTTAGAGCAGTTCAATTGCTTTATCCAAGGTTACAGTGATAGAACTGTAGAGTTACAGCAACTAGCTGTAGAGATTGGTTATTGGAGTGCGTACTACAGTAATGCGAAGCACCCTAAACCTGTTACGAAAGTACTGGAAATGTTAAAGAAAAAGTCATCTACAAAAACGCACAGTGATCAAGAGCCCGACGTAGAAGCTTACTTACAGTTAGAGCAGAAACGTTTAGAAATGTTAGAAGGGAGAGATTTACATGCCTAGAGCTGAGCAGATAAAATACGAGTATATTGGCGATGTATCTTCCCTTCGAAAGGCCACATCGGAAGCTTCTGGCCTACTAAATTCCTTCGAGAAGGCGGCTAAGAAAACCTTCCAGGCGCTTAGTGGTTTGAAGGTTGCAGACGTATTTGCAAATTCTATAAAAGAATCTTTAAATTACATTGAGAATTTAAACTTATTCAACGTTGCAATGGGCGAGTCCATAGACGTAGGTAACGAATTTGTAAATACAATGTCCGAAATCTACGGGATGGATCCTTCGAATATTATGGCGTCTGCAGGTAACTTTTACCAGTTAACCTCTGCAGTAAACGCTACGAAGGAAGCCTCCGAGGTAATGTCCTTACAGCTTACCAAAGCCGCAAACGACATTAGCTCCTTGTTCAACGTAGACATTCAAACCGTTACAGACAACTTGAGCTCAGGCCTTCGCGGTATGTCTCGAGCTGTTACAAGCTACGGTATGGATATTCGTGCAACTACCTTGCAAGTAACTGCAGCTTCTTTGGGAATTGGCCAGCAGGTCGAAACGATGTCTGAAGCAGATAGAGAAGGTCTTCGTTATATTACAATGATGCGTCAAGCATCTAATGTAATGGGAGATTTCGCTAAAACGATAGAATCTCCGGCAAACCAGTTACGTGTTTTTAAAGAACAGGTAACCCAACTTGCCCGAGCCTTTGGTAACTTCTTTATACCAATTCTGCAAAGTACCCTACCTTATATTAACGGTTTTGTAATGGCTGTACGCATAATGCTTAACTACATAACCGCGTTAGCAGGTATATCTGATCTTGACTTTGGCGGTAGCGTTAGCACTCTTCAAAATGAGACAGGTGCAATAAATTCTTTAGGAGATGCTGCATCTACTACAAAAAAGAAGATGCAAGATCTTATAGCCCCCTTCGACGAGCTGAATGTTTTAAGTGAGAAAACAGCCTCGTCGGGCTCCGATTCCGGTATCGGCCTAGAAGGTATGTCCATGGATCCTCGGATTGAGGAAGCTGTGAAGTCTCTTCAAGTAGAGTTCGAAAACGTGAGAATGAAAGCAAACCAAGTACGGGATGATATTCTCAAGTTTTTTGGATTTGAAGAAGTAGACGGAAAACTGCAGTTCGTTAAAGCCTCCTTTGAAAATAACTTAATAAATAAGTTTCCTCAATGGACCGAAACTATCCAGGCTACTTTCGACAGCTGGTCCGGAATCGTAGAGGGCTTCAAAGCTGTATGGACGTCTGTTGGAGCAGTTGTTGCGCAAATTGCTAAGGACATTAAAGATGCTATTATAAACATGCTTGGTGGAGAGGAAGCTGACTCCAATGTTGCGCAATGGATAACAGATTTACCTACTAAGCTACAAGGAATAGCAGACTGGATCGAGGACCACAAAGAGGGAGTAGCTCACTTTATAGAGCTGTTTTTCGGCTTTCAGGCTGTAGCGTCAATTATAGGAAGCGTTATAAATAAATTCATCGAGTTTGATAAGACAAGCTCTGCTGTAGTTAATGTCCTCTCGAAAATCAAAGGTTCAAAACTGGCAGAACAGTTTTCTATAATTGGTAAGGGCATGAAGATGTTACCTACACCAAAACAAGGAGCCTCTGCCTTTAAAGACTTGTACGAGTTGAACGTTCTGGCTGGTTCTAACAAATTTACAGCTTTAGGGCAGTCTATAGGACAGATGGGAAAACTAATGGGCACGGCCTTCTCAGGTTTATCAGGGCCATTACTTATTGTACTAGCAATAGTTGCGGCATTTGCAGCTGCGTATGCTACTAGTGAGGATTTCAGAAAGTCGGCTAATGAGCTGTTCTCTTCTATAGGAGATATTTTAAAATCTCTCTGGGAGGGGATACTGAAACCGGTCCTTGATACACTAGGCCCGATCATAAAAGATCTCTGGTATAACACAATTCTACCTATTCTCGAACCGTTGATGGCCATTATAGCAGACTTAGGACAACTAATAGCCATCGTTATTCAAAAGATTATGGATGTTGTAGGTCCAATTATACCCTGGCTAACTGATACAATAGTTGCACCTATTAAGTTTGCTATTCAAGTTGTTGGCGCAGTTATAGAGACAGTGGTTCGTGTTATAAAGGATGTTATTGATATAATTAAGAAGCTAGCTGTAGGCGATTGGAAGGGAGCTTGGCAATCTTTCAAGCAAATCGGCGTAGACGTTCTAAAGGGTCTGTACAAAGTAGTTTACCATATAATAAATGGTATATGGGAGAATATAAAACGATTCATCAATGGCATAGGCACGGCAGTAGGTAAGGTTAAGGGCTGGTTCACAGGAAACGATTCAGCTGCGTGGACTGTCACAGCTAAGTTACCTTCTCCTGATGAGGTGTTCATGGCTAGCGGCGGTGTAGCTACTGGACCTACTAGAGCAGTAGTAGGCGAGGGCAAGTATGACGAAGCTGTCATCCCCTTAGGTGATAGCCCGCAAATAAACGAGATGTTAGATAAGTTTGCTAGCAGAGTCTCAAACAGGCCAGTCGAGGTCAAAGTGCTTATAGGTGATAAAGAATGGGACGCATTTACATATAAGTCTGCACAACGCGGAGCAAATCTAGTAGGTGCAACCCCGCTGGGAAGTGTTGTAAATGTCTGAGTATTATAGTTTTAATCCAATTACACGAAAAATAGAAGGTGCAAGACCTGCTAACATGTTTTCTATAAGTAAAATTTCTGGGGGCAACCTTATATGGTTGCCTAACCCAGAAAAAGATTCAGGGCAGGGATTAATATCAACCTTAGTAGACTCCGCTAGAAATACTAAAGGTGTTGTAACTGCACAGAAAATTTGCAGAGATCAAGACAAGACAGAATTAGCTTGGTCCCTGCTGACAGTCGAAGAGTGGGAACGTCTATTGGAATTCTGGGATTCAAACTTTGAATTTGTATTGAATTACTATAGTCCAGTAAAGCATACACGCATATCTAGAGTGTTCTATATTGGTGATCGTTCCTATAAGTTTTTTGATATCTTAGATAACGGCAATCCGACAGCTTATACAGAGTGTTCCGCAAATGTTGTTGATACGGGGTTGAGTAATTAATGGCTATATACACTTTAACTGTGAATCCAGATAGCGGGTATTGGAAATTATCAGGTAAAACTGATCCCTGGTCTTCAGGCACTAGAACTGTTAATCTAGAAGAGGGCAGTTCTATAGAACTTATAAATCCAATACGTAAGGGATATAAATTTATATCGTGGCAATTAAGTAGCGCTTCGAGCTATATTGTTAAAAATGTTTATAAACAAGGTGCAGAGAATTGCACAATTACTGCTATATGGTCACAGAGCGCTGTAGAGGATGCTTGGAATACGGAGATATCTAAAGTATTTAGAGAGCCCGGAGATTTTAGGTATCAACTTGTCTCCGGAGAGCAGCCTGATATAGGCACATTCCCAGATGATGTAGAAAGACAGTGGTTAATGTACTCGTCAAATGTGTCTATGTCCGGTAGCATTTTTAGAAAGTCATATAATAGTACCGTAGGCAATGGTTCTTGGATACTTGATGGTACACTCACCTCAGTATGTGAGAACAATGTCTTCAATAACAACGTATCTGAGGTAGCTCGCAGATACACCTTGCCGGCTACCTGGGATATTGCAGTTATAGGGGAGATCTACTCTGAAATATGTCAGGTACCGGTTAGCTCCTATAAACTGTCTATTGTGTGGGATTCAGTCTTTCAGGGATTTCCAACGAAGTTTACCCTTCAAGGAATCAATCGATCTTCCGCCACCGAGGCTGAGCAGGTTTGGTCTGAAGAGATTGAAAATAATACCGAAGTTATAAGTGTTGTAGACATCTGGGATCATATGAATCCTACTGCTGTAAATCTGCACCCATTTCAGGAGCTGCGCATAATTGCGAGAGACTGGAATCACGCAGACTACACGCCTCCAACACTGACTGCAATGTATTTTGGTTATACTGAGGATAGTGAGACGAAGCCCAAAGGGGTCCTGAATGTAAAGCATACTACAAGTACAAATTTATACTCTAATGAGTTATCGTCTCAAGGTATATCTATTGAAAATAGTAACTTATCGTATTACCGAGATATAAATAGAGATTTATTGTTAGAGTCTAGTTTACCTGGAAACTCGTTAATTTTTGTACAATACGGACTAACGTATTCTGATGGAAACATTTACTACACAGATGTTTATAAGTTTGCTACCTCTAAATACTCCGCGCCCACGGATACACAGACAGTTACAATTGAAGGAGTAGATTCGTTAACTACGAATGCAGACGTCTTTAAATTTAACTACATACCCCGGCTTGCTGAAGCTGTTACTCTGGAAACTATCATTACACACACTTTACGGAATACTGGGTTACAGATAGACTCATACGATTGGCCCGTAGAGGTGAGAAGTAACCTCTTCGCAACCTACAGCGAAGGAGCGTTACCAAAGGATACCCCAGTAACACAGGTATATCAATATATTGCACAAATATTAGGAGCAGTAGTGTATGCAGACTCTATTACCGGTGCTATTAGAGCTGTAAAGGTTGCAGATCTTACCTCCCCAGTTCCGTACGAACTAAATCCCGATATTACTACTAGCTGGCCTTCAATAACGTTACACTCTCAGATCAATCGTATTGATATAAAAAAATACAAGGTGTGCAACACGCACGAAGACCTGTATGGTGTAATATACTCTACTCAAATAACAGTGCCCGCAGGTAGCGATGCTCGAGATATAGCAATAAAGTACGCAAACGTAACAGTAGATCCTCACGGGCCAACTGAGGTTCGAATTACTAATGCAGATACAGCAGATTCTACAGCTTTTAGCTACGAGGTAGTGTATACGGGTTTGACTTATACACACATCAGGGTAACTTACCCAAATACCTCGCGCGACGGTCAATTTAATGTAGAGGTTTTAGGCTATCCAGGATACGTAGAGTTTGACACGATACAGGTAATTGGAGCACGCGATAGTACTGTTACTATAACTAGATCCTGGGATAACGCTAAGCGAGACTTAGCTGTGTATGCGCAGGACGACAAGTTTGAGATTTTAGATAATGTTGCAGGCGCGTATTACTACGAACTCAGTCTCAAACTCCTCGTAGATGCTACTCCGGAAAAACCAATATACGTTGAGCTTCTTGGTACGGATGTAACCATTACCTCTGAAATAGTCACCTATTGGGATAACTCAGCACACGATGCCGGTGAGACACTTACGATAGACAACCCTTTAATATCTACAGACTATGTTTTAAATAAGGTTGGTGAGTTTGCCAAGTCCCTAGTAACTAATCGAAAACAATACAAGCTAGATTATCTAGGAGATCCAACTCTGAACGCTCTAGATACTCGTAAGGTAATTACAGACCATGAAACTTTAGATAATTTTATCGTAACTAAGTCCGAGCTAACCTTTAACGGCGGTTATAGCGGCACTCTCGAGGGGAGAACTATATGACTTTTATAACAGATAGAAATCTAGAAGCAGTAAAAAGGATAAAGCAAGGGGCAACAGACGAGGAGACACTGCTACGCGGAACGTTGCGCCCGGTAGACTTTCAAAGATGGAAAGAGGCTCTATCTAAGATACTGCCAGAGACAGTACTTCCGGATATTACAAAAGATACGCAAATTAATTGCACTAATCCTGAGCAGCCTTTAACTAATATACCTGGAGAAGCTTTTGCAGCTACAAATGATTGCTGGTATTACTGGAAGGCTATAAAGGGTTTAAAAGATACGCTACCAGAAAATTCAGGTGTAGACACTACGTGGTTTCCTGATAATATGGAGCGATTAACTTGTGCAAATGTTAATGCGTTAGAAGCAGTTATAGAGTATCATTATACTCATGGAAATGGTACTGTGTAGCGTTCTAAATATAAAATAATAAAGGAGTAAGATTATGGAATTTCGTGGAATTGATGTTTCAAAATGGCAAGGTAACATTGATTGGAACAGGGTAAAGGCTAGCGGGGTAGACTTCGCTATTCTACGTGCAGGTTACGGCAGTGTACCCTCTCAGAAAGACGTAACCTTCGAAGACAACTATCAAAATGCCAAGGCCGCGGGAGTACCTGTAGGAGCTTATCATTACAGCTACGCTAAAGATATCGCCGGCGCAAAGAGAGAGGCCCAAACCTTCTTAGAGTGGATTAAGGGTAAGCAATTTGAGTACCCCGTTGTATTCGACATTGAGGAGAGCGCTACGTACAATTTAGGTAGAAATACCGTTTCGGAGATTATTAAGACCTTCTGCAGCATTGTAGAAGCTGCAGGATACTATGTAAGTGTCTACACTAACAAGAATTGGTTAGATCATGTAGTATCCGACGAGGTTAAGAGTAAATACGATACCTGGCTGGCGCAATGGACCTCGACGCCGAGTTATGTAGGCCCTTACGGAATGTGGCAATACACATCCTCGGGTACAGTAGATGGTATTTCTGGCAGAGTAGATATGGATATTGCATATAAGAACTATCCAGAGATCATCAAACGCAAACAGCTTAACGGATGGAGTGGCGCAGATGTTCCCCAGACTTCTGAGAGTCACGCATATGCCGCAGGTAAATCCCTTGCTCTAAATAATACGCCTATATACATTTCCGCAACATCCAAGAAGATTGCGGGGTATAAGAGCGGTACATATTATGTATATGATGGTAATGTAATTAATGGCCGAATTCGAATTACTAATTCAGCAGCTCGTGTAGGTAAGAAGCCTGCAAGTGAGAACGTAACTGGTTATATGGAGGTATAATTATGCATAAATTTAAATCTCGAAAATTCTGGTTAACTCTCATCGCTACGTTAAGCGGTATCGCCACGACTCTAATGGGTGTAGACGGCGAGGTAGGCATCATTGCAGGTATGGTTGTAGCGGTTCTACCTACAATCGTATATGTTATTACCGAAGGTAGAATTGACGCTAAAGCCGTGGGGATGGTTGCGGAGGACATAACAGAAGTCACTGAGGGCATTGAGAAGATAAAAACTACCAAGAAGAAGAAGGACGATTCAGATGGTATTTGAAAACATTTCAGCTTCGCTCTCCGATATAATTCAAATAGCTAGTATACTCATAGGCTTAGGTGCAACATACGGCAGGATTACCTCCCTGGATAAGAGGGTAGAAAAGCATAATAAGGTAATCGAACGTGTTTTTAAGCTTGAGGAAAGCGTAGGTAAAAACGATGTCAATGTACTCAGTCAGAAGATATCTGACCTAGACAGACGCGTAACCAATATTGAAGCAGAGGAGTGCAATAACATATGTCTGAACAACCACAAGACTTTCTAGCTTCGGAGCTTCTATCGGAATTAAAGGCGGAGAACACTCGTAAGGACTTGTTAGTAAGAAGGCTTTGCAAAGTTGTCGCACTTATTATTTCGATTAGTCTCGTTGCTATATCTGGAATAGTCGCAGGATTCTTATGGTACTTAAATTAATACGATTTTACCTCTGAACAAACTGTCTCAGGTGTCTACGCATTAGTAGACAGCGAGGGCAATGTAGTCGCTAGTGATTTTAGTACCGAGGAAATTCAAGAAATACTGGAGGTATTAGATAATGGCTAAGGTGACCACTAGGAAGTCGAGGACTAAGAAGAATGGAAAATCCAAAGGAAAAGCTACTCGTAAAAGGAAGTAAATGTAATCTGCAATTCTCAACCGCTGAAAAAGACTACTTTGAGCGGGCCTGTGGATTTACAGATGAAGAGCTAGAGATTTTTCAGATGCGAGCTCGAGGCTCAGTGTATTAAAAATTTCCTTTGAAATGGAGAGAATACATGGCAAGGAAATACCTGGAGGACAATACAGCATAAGTAAGGTTGAGAGGCGCATACGTTCCATTAAAGATAAAATCTTAAAGGTTCTGTAAAGGATTCTTAAAGGGTTTTTAAAGGGTAATCAAAGGATTACCCTTTATTTTTTATATTATAATATAGTTAGAAAGAAGGAGATAATGTGTATTCTGACTATATAGAATCATATGAGGAGGACTACTATTATGATTATATCTGTGAATGGTATAGATGAGGTAAAAGACTTTCCGGTATCTCTCTGTGACAGCATGATATTTATGGATTACAACTCAAACACGTTCTATGTAAAAACGCATATGCGTAATGATAAGGTCAAAATAGGCGTTTATAACTTTCAACCAAAGGAGATAATATATGTATAACGCATTTAATGGTTACCCTATGAATAACTATCAGCAACGATTAGCTACCTTTGAAGCCACGTCTGTAATAAGAGTCAATGGACTAAACGGAGCTAATTCCTATAACCTGGCTCCGAACTCCAGTATTCTTCTACTAGACGAGACTGCTCCAATAGTCTACTTAAAAACCACAGACGGCGCAGGTTATGGTACAGTAACGGCATACGATATTGTTGCGCATAAAGATCCTGAGAAGGTAAATGTGGAAGATCGTATAATCGCTCTTGAAAATAAAATATCATCTTTGGAGGCGAAGATAAATGAACAACCCGATACTACAGCAACTACCAAATCAAAACAGTCCAAGTGAGATGTTAGAACAGTTTAAGCAGTTCAAATCCTCAATGCAGGGACATAACCCTAAACAAGCTGTAATGAACCTGTTAAGCCAAGGTAAGATATCGAATCCGCAATTACAACAGCTGATGCAGACAGCACAGCAGTTGCGAGGGATATTAAAATAGTATTCAATCGAGTCGACGCGATTTTGAATAAATAAAATAAAAGGAGACTTCCTAATGGAAAGTAACTATTCTCTTGCGGATATTGCCGCTGCTACCGGAGAAGATAGAGAGGATAACTGGATGTGGATAATCATCTTATTCTTATTCCTTTTCGGATTTGGAGGTAACGGTATAAACCGCACCAACGACGCAACTACTCAGGAAATTCTTTTCGGACAGCAGTTCCAGGGCCTCGATCAGAAAATTGATCGCATAGGCAATGGCATTTGCGACAGTACTTTCGCACTCAACAATTCGATTACTTCGGAAGGTCGAGCTTTACAGAATCAGCTCGCATCTTGTTGCTGCGATACCAATCGCAATATAGACGCAGTACGTCATGAGAACGCACAGAATACTTGCGCAATCACTACAGCGATACACGCCGAAGGTGAGCAGACCAGAGCATTGATTACTGCAAACGAAGTACAAGCTTTAAGAGACAAAGTTCAGGAACTTTCGTTAGCACAGTCACAGTGTGCTCAGAACGCATACCTGACTCAGGCGCTGAGACCCTTCCCTGTACCCGCATACCAGGTATCCAATCCCTACTGCGGCTGCGGAGCAGAATGTAACAATTACGGATTTTATGGCGGAGTAACAACCGCATAATAGCACGTAAGGTGCTCAACCGGGGGCATCAATAGATGCCCCTAATGTTATTTTAAGGAGAGATAATAATGTTAGAAGTAGGCAATACAACTAGTACAGCTGTCGCAGCTAATAGTACAATACCTTTTACCACAGTATTCTTTAATACTAATAACAAGACATCCTTTGACAGTGTCAACAACTCTTTGAATATACGACGTCCAGGTATTTACAATGTCGGCGGCTCTTTTGTATTTACTCCTACCGCTGCGGGCACTGTATCTATCAGCATGCAGGTAAGCGGTGCAACCAGTCCTACAGCAGTAGCAACATTCACAGCAGATGCAGGATCTACGTATACTTTCAATATCCCCTCCAAATATATACGTACTGTAGCATCTACAGCAGGCTCCGTGCCGATTACTTTCGTAGCTTCTGCAGCGGGGACACTGACAAGTGCTAACGCATTTGTGTATAAAATATGTTAAGTAGCAGACGAAAAGACTAATAAATATTGGAGGCGATTTCCGATGGATGAAATGCATATGCTTCTATCTAAGGCAATAGAAAAAGCTACAGATAAGCAAGAGCTCGTCGAAGAGGTCTCAGAATCTCTATACGCTTTAAAAACCTGCAACAGCTCTGAGTACAAACGTATTACAGACTACTTAAAGGAAATAGCATATTGTATTACGGAAGAAGAAGCTACTAAAATAGTAAGACGTATGGAGCCTAAGGGCCAATGCTGGTCGTACAACCAGGTTAAAGACTATGTAACTACTCAAGGTATTACCACCAATTACGTAAACTGGTATCTTGTAATGAACATGTGTTATAACGATTACTACAACACTGCTAAAGCTTACAACTTACAGAATGATACGAATTTTTACTTTAACTTGGCCAAGGACTTTATATTTGATCCAGACGCAGAACCATTTAAAGTAGAGAGGTATTTCAGCTAAAAAAAAAATCCCGGAGGCGAGGTTCTCCGGGATTTTTATTTTCTACTCAAACAGTAGAAAGATAAGCCATAGCAGGCCTTTAATGCTTGCGGAAATTATTGCAAGTCCTAGAGCTAAGACAAGAACAATAAACACTACCGTAATAAATCCAGCTAGAAATCTTTGCCAAGGTTTCATATATACTTCTTTCCTCCATTTCGTAAGTAGTACTTAAGGTGCTGATATGCGTCTTTTGTATGCTCGGTTGTACGCACTGTATGTTTAAGTTGCGCCCAGTCGTCCTTTAAACCTCCAGCATACTTCTTTACACTAGGTGCCTGTTCAACTATTGCAATCCCATGCTGCATGCAGTAGCATTTTACCACACCAATTACCTCGCAAGGATAAAAGCTATTCCACGCTAGAGATTTAGCCATACCAGGGTATAGATTAAATCGCTCAATTACTACAATATCTGGACTACACATCTCCAGCAACTTTACAACCTCTAAATGGTTCTTAGGCGCAGTTCCTCCGGTAAGCCTATCATGTGTATCTACAAATACCCATCCTGTACTTTCTCCGGGGTCAAGTGCTATGATACTCTTCTTCATCCTGTAAAGCTCTCCTTATATCATTTGCTTTTGAAATATTTATCTTTCCTACACGCTCATCAAAAGATCTCTCACATGTGAGGTAGTAGATAAATACCACACTCTGTTGCCCCATACGGTGCAATCTCTCCTCAACTTGCTCATTGATCATAGGTGAAAAGTCCTTATCTAGGAATACTCCAACGTTGCAGACATTTTGCAACTCGTCGAAACCTTGACCTATTGCATCGATAGTTCCTATGAAGCATTGAACATCGCTCTCTTTTAAAAACTTCTGCTTATTAATATATCGAGTTTCCTCATCAATCTTACCAGTAATACTTACGCTGGTAATTTTAGCGTCGTTTAAGAACTTGGTTAACGCTCTGGCTGCAGTCTCGAATTTAGTAAATATACAGATCTTTGTACCTGGATGATCTTCGGCAAAGCATCTTATCCATTGAAACTTAATTCCCCAGAAGTCTTTCTTATTCTTATCTATGCTTCCAGGATAAGATGTAACCTGTCGTAATCGCATAGTACATACAGCACCATTAGGTATCGAGCAATCCTCCGGAAGTTCATCCAGAACTAACTTTCGAATATTATCATAAAGAGTTCTTTGAGACTTCTCCATAGCTAATGGAATTTCCGTAACTATCTTACCTTGAGCAATTTCCATACGATTATATATTGAAATCTCAGATAATAGATTACTTAGCAACTCTAGTCTCTCAGAATTATCTGTAATACCTGTAATCTGCTTCCCCCAAAAGGTATCCGAGACTTGGCAAAAGTAATATACGAAGTTCCAATAACTTAACCCTGAGTATTTCCAGTCTAGGAAATTTAAAACACTCCACAAATCGTCGAGCCGCCTAAGTACAGGTGTACCGGTCATAGCCATTCTGCGTTGAGCAGGAATCTGCTTTATTGCGCAAGTTCTCTTGCTCTTACGATTTTTTAATCGATGCGCCTCGTCTACAATAAGATATTCCCACGAGATAGTCTTTAAGTGCATTAAGTTTTTATCAATGGCTACTTGCTCATAATTGGTAACGACTATTCCATCTGCTCTTAAATCACTGGACACTTCTGCAGCAGGGTACCAGACCTTAAATGTTTTTATCCATTGAGCAATGCAGGGCTTGGGTACTACAATCAAAGCTCTACGTATCTGCAACTCCTTCAACGCCGCTACAGCTTCTACGGTCTTACCTAGTCCCATAGGATTTCTATTTAAGATATTTCTATGCGCAACTATACGGCCTACATCCGCTTTTTGGTACGATTTCAAGTTATCGTTAAATTTTAGAGGTAGAGGATCTACTGACTCATACATACCTAACAGCATCTGATTTATCAAGTTATTCTCTACATTTACCCAGCCGGCTTTATTCCACACTCCGTGACCTAAGAACCGCTGTAAATCCTGAGAATTTTCCAGATATACCTTTAAATACTTTGAGTCCGGAGTACCATAGATTGTCTTTACTTTAACGGTTTCCATTCTTCTAGACCTCCATAGCTATAACCTACTTCAGCATCTGCCTTAAAAGGCACTGTACAATTAGGCAAGTATTGAGCGGGTACCGTCGCCATGATATTTAAGCATTTCTTGGCTACGGTATCTATTAAACGATCGTCTGCTTCAACCTCCAAGATAATGGAGTCGTGAACAGTCGCAACCACTCTAGCGTGTATGTGATTCTGCTCTATCCAGTCTGCAATAGTAAGCAGCGAAATCATAGTCAGGTCACTTGCTATAGACTGAATTGGTGTATTAATATATTCATTTTGAACATGATGCCGATTATCGTCTGTAAGTACAAAATGTCTCTCCCTGCCGAAAACTGTAATGCAGGGATCGCCTCGATCTGCGGCTAATCGTCTACCTTGAATATACTCTTTAACCTTAGGCATAGGTCTATACCACTTCTCAATTATCTCTCTAGACTCCGCCATAGACTTTCCAAAAGCCTCGGCTATAGAAGAAGGTCCACGCCCATAAGCAATACCGAAATTTATGGTCTTAGCCATATTTCGTTGCTCCTTTGTAAACTCTGGTCCAAACATCTCCTCAGCAACAGCGCTATGAAAGTCCTTATCGTGTCTATAAGCATCTATCATATATGGATCTCCGCTGCTATAAGCCAATACTCGCAACTCTGCCTGAGAATAGTCTAACTGTAGGAGCTTATATCCAGGCCCACTACGTAGCAGATTTTTTATCTTCTTATTTCTAGGCATGTTTTGCATATTCGGTTCACTTGAACTTAATCGACCTGTTTCGGTACCATGCAGGTTATAGGTACCCCTTATACGCCCATCTCTGCAGACACCCTCCCGAAGACCTTGCACGTATGTATCCATATACTTGTTGCATTGTCTTAAAGTACTTATACTTTCTATAAAATCTCTAGCTAAGGGATTCTTAATCCTGCCTAATTCTATCTCATGCATAAGTTCTTGTAAGGTCGCAGCGTCTGTACTAGGCGGCTCGTAGCCTAACACCTGCTTAAGCATCCATTTTAACTGCTTAGGAGACTTCACATTAAACGCTTCTGTGCTAAAAGATTTAGCTCCGGTGTCTTTTGCATACTGTATAGGATTCCATATCTGAGCAGATACATTAGACAACCTTTCCTGTGCATGTTTAATGTCCTTCTCCAACTCCCACTCCAGATCTTCCAAATAAGGCATATCTAGTTGCATACCCGCAAGCTCAACATGCATGTACACTTCAGACGCTCTAACTAATCTTCGATATACATCATACGTTCTAGAAGAAGCTAAAGCTTCTAAACAGCTACGCAGTCTATAAGTTGCTATACAGTCACGCTGCATATAAGGAATTAAGATAGATGTTGGAATGTAATCGTACATAAAATCTTTAAGCTTGATCTTGTGCTGTTTGCACCACTCCCGCTTTAGCTTGTCAAGCTCGTCGTCCCAAGCTGGAGCCTGAAGATAAAGCTGACCTAAGGCTTTCAAGCCGTGCGTACCTTTGGTCTCATTTATTCTAACGTAGTGCAAGAGCATAGTGTCTTCATCTATATGCGCATCCAAATTACACAAATACTTCAAACGACCACAGTCAAACTTACCATTATGCCAGGTAAACTTTACATCTCTGCGTTGCAGCGTTGCCTCTAAGATATCATATACCTCAGAGCTATGACCGTCTCCACTAGCTCCAGTAATTGGAATATCATAAAAAGCGTAGCAAGTACTGTCATCTGTTGCAAAGCCAATGGACAAAAGCTTGTTGTCTTCCCATTCAACTCTACGCGTCTCAATATCGCAAGCAACGTACTCCGCATTATCTAATACCTTATTTAACAGTTTAAAGCCCTGCACTAAGGTTGCACCATGGAAGTCGTATAGATGCAAGTTCTCCCAATCATAGGTACTTGCACTTAGATCTGCGATCGCGAAAGCTTGAACCGCTTCTATGAAATTATCCAACTCTAGCGGATTTACTCTTAACACATTGCACCCAGGTGTATATAGCGTCTTAGTTGAAAACTGCCACCTGTACCATTTCTGTCTGTCCTGTGTGCCTCGGATCTCTCTATCCGCCGGAAAATTCGGAACAATTTTCTTAGCTAAGTCTAATACAGTCATGAATAAACACCCTCTCTAGAAAAGATGACCACATAGTAACTGAGATGTTATGCAAGTCTTCAAACACAGCATCCAGGGTCGTGTAGTTATAATTATCCAGCGCCTTCTCCATAACTATTCTTCCGGAATCTACTTCCGCAGTAACCTGGTGCAACACAGCTCCGATGCGAGGATATCTACTCTCCCAAGCTCTTTTCTGCGGATTCAATCCTTTTAACTCTGGATATTCTGTAATGAGTCCTGGATGACCGTTGAAGATACAGCCATCAGCTAACTCACAAAGCTGTGGAGGTATGATATGTAGAAAGCCGTGCAACGTAACAATCAGGCTCTCGTCCTTCACATATTGCGCGCTTCGAAGAACACTCTCTAACACCTTAAACAGATCCGACACGTTCGAAGAATGTATTAATCTGCCGGAAAACTTCTGCAAAAGCTGAAGATTCTCCGTACAAGAATGTGTATCTGTAAGTACTAAATCTGGATAACGCCGCAGATTCATACTAACCTGAACAAGTTCTGAACCTGTTCTAGAATACATGGCTACCCATCTCATAAGTCTTTCTCCCCGCAAAAATGCCTGAAGCAGTGAATGTTCCACATAACGGTCTGCAACTCCGTATCTGTTACATCTCTATCTACAAGATCACACAATTTAATTGATCTCTTATGATTCAAGCCATCATAGGTATAAGCATCTTCATAAAGGCCGTGCACACAGGGATTACTGGTATCTATAGAACCAATTAAAGCAGCATACTCTCTGTAGTGCTTAAACTCCTGGGGTAAATAACAGCCTAGCAAATGCACCGGTTTATCTGCCTTTATATATTCGTGCTGCGCAAGATAATCCATAAGCTGTTGACGACCTACCATATAAGTTGCTGGATCTAAGATAGGTAAAGGTACCTCGTCAGACTCAAACCAGCTATAGTCAAAGCTAATAGCTACCTTGTCGCAATGCTTATTCGCGGCTTTAAAACTCTCTAAGAAAGTAGGTAAGTCCCTTCCCTGAGCTACTCCAATTCGCTTTCCAGGTAATTCAGGATACTTAGAGATAAAACGCTCCAATCGCTGAATAGTAGCATCTGAATCTTCGAGCACATCGGGTACAATGTACCACGTAGGTTGCAGCTTTTTAATCCAGTGCACATATAACTCTTCGTCAAAAGCTGCACCCAACTCAAACACAGAGTTGTCTAAAATAATCTCTCGACCCTGTTTCTGAGCTTTCTGGAATTTTTCTGCATACTTCTTATTCTGCTCCAATAAGTGCACCAGAGCATAATCTCCGTCAGTCACAGCTTGTACTTGCTCAAATATAGCTATAGGGGCTTCGTGGAAAATTTTCATTTAATATCACCCTCCGTGTAACTTAAGTACGAAAAATCTTTAAACTTGCGTCGCTCCGGTATGTCCTGCCATTTCGGCTTCTTCTCTTCCATATACATCATAGCCATACAATTCCAGATACATGCAGCCAAATGATCCTCACTATTATCTCCGCTCATGTATGCTACTAGATGCCTCATAGCGCTATCCCAGCAGTCTGATACTGGAAGCCCATCCTTGTACGCAGCAGCATTTCCATACTTTACAGCTCCATATTCATATCGACGACTTACTCTAGTCAGCGCATTCATAGGCATGCATGAGTATAAGCCCTTTCCAAGAGGTCTATCGCGAAAACTTCCTCCCTCGTATGCTCTAACAGATTCACTTTCACGACATAAATGCTTATCTACCATAACGCTCCTCCAACTTCTCCAGTGTTACTTGCCACGCCTCGGTTAAAGAGATATGCTCACAGCTGCATACCATAGCTAAGTACCACAACGTATCTCCTATCTCTGACTTAAGAGCTTCTGTATTAGATCGCATCTGGTCTGCTCTGAATTTCTGGTCCCTAATACGTCGCTTTAACACACCAGCTACCTCGCCAGCTTCTTCAGCAAGACCTGCAAAAGCCATAATACCCAGCTGGTCCTCAGAGCACTTAGGCGCTAAATCTCTCGAAACCATACTCGACACCGCTGCCTGAACATCTTCCAGAGAGTACTTTTTAGTCATTCTTATTCATCTCCTCTAAATAAGCTTTTAACTCAGGCGTAGCTCGAAAAGTGTTGCTACTAGACGCTCTTATTGCTCCAGCTTGCAACAGCTCTAGATACATATCATACATATAGTATCTATCGACATCTAAAATCTGTCGAGCCGCTTTGAGACTAATATTTCCGGCACCTATAAAAATAGGAAGCTTCGGAAACTTTTTAAAATATTTATCAACAACAGTTTTATCCATTTTAATCCTCCATTTGCTTTGCTATCTCCATAAGTAATTTATCTGGAACGTAGGTTGCACCAGACGACGGACGTAGCAATCCTCTAGTAATGAGATCAGACATTATCTTAGAACTCTCTGAACGATCTATTCCGAGAATCTCCTGAAACTGGTAGCCCTTGAAGCCACTTGACGATAACAGCACCTTTAACGCAGGATGCAAAGCTATGATACCTCTAATATAACTGATATTGTCCTGACGTTTAGTCTGCGCTCTTCGGAACTCTCGCATATAGTCTCTGTAGCCAAAAGAAGCTTTATCTAACGTAAACCGTATAAACTCTTCAGCATACGCTACGTGCTTCGTGCTTACCTCTAGTGTACCCTCGTATATATCTCCGCATAGAACTGCAAAAGCGCAAGATAATCTTAAAATCTTCTCGTGTACTGCTACACCAACAATTAGCGGACCTCCACTGTAGTCTCCGTTCAAGCTATGTGCAGCGGCTTTTATAGCTGACCGCACATCGGCAGTAATACGAATTCGATCTCCGGGCAGCGTCCATGCTGTGGTAATAAGACTACGCCAAAGCTCCATGTCCGGGGTTTTGTCTGACTCGACACCATTAAGTACGTCTACATCCTCTCTAGCAGCTGTAATTACTAAATCGTATCTAGCCTGGTCTTCAACAACCGGAATAAACTCCTGAAAAGCTCCATATCCTTTCCAGTAGTAATCTGCTAAGTTTTTACCACTTCGCGGATTAGACAGCCACAACAGCCGTGTACGAGCTCTAGCTTCTCCCTTTACAATTTTATTTAAGGTTACGGCACCACTAGAACGAGTCGAAGACAGGTCTTTGATATCGTCTATCTCCAAGCCGGAGGCCTCATCGATAATCAACAAGCCTCGGTCATTCATAGGAATTGCACCCCAGGTAACTACCCAAGAATCTCCAAAACGTTGAACACCTCCGATAACACCGGTTCGTCTAGCGTTCTCACCGTTAATGTAGCTACCCATGCCCAGATGTTTTACAAATCTCTGTGCTAATTGAGATTTACCAGTACGAGTATCTCCTATGCACAGAATGTCTAACCAGCCTTTCAAATAGTCGTTTTGCCACGGAATCTCCGTAACACTGCAATACGTAAGCATCACAGCACCAAACAGATCAAGTCGACCTTCTATCGCCAATGTAGGCATCCATTCTTCGTAATACTCTTGCAGAAGACCTAAAGCTGAGTCATGCTTCGAAGCTATACTTCGAAAGTACTCCACAGCGCCTTCTGTAATTCCTGGATTAGACGTTCCTACAGCCTCCGCACTCTTAATGACATAATAATTTTGCTGTGTTCTAGGATCTGTTACTCTACATGCCTCAAAGTCGTACTTTAATGTTGCGGAAAGCCTGTAGTCTGTGTACATATATATTCCGTAGCGACTCTCGAACGAAGCCTCTTCAATGCCATCTATGAAACTAGCGCTCTCTTGAAAGATTATCTTA